ACAGGTGGAGCCAACGGCAACCGCCTTCAAGTAGAAATTCCTTCAGGCATGACTGGTGTTAAATTGATGAAGTGGAAAGTTAAGAATGCTAAAGCTATCGAAGAAGCTACTGCTTTGACTCCTGAAGTTGAGCCTGATATTCCTGTTATTGGTTATAAGTATAATAAGACCTCAAAGAGAGTTGACGTTCTTGTTGACGGTGAAGTCAGGGGTGATGTATCTTCAGATGATGTTCCTTATCTTACTAGCAGGAGTAGGGATGAGATATGGTCTGGTAGGGTGATTCAATTTGTGAAAGAGCTTGGTATAAAAGATTATAAATTGGGATGGTATACCAATGGGAACGGTTGTGCAGTTAAAGACACCCCCAAAGTATGAAACCACACCGCCTAGACCCCGAACAAGAACGCTACGATGCAATAAAAGCATTAGAGCCGTTGCCCTTAGAATGCCCTACTTGTAGTATTATGTATGATGACTTCGGCTTTGAGGTAGTTAATCCTGACAACTGGGAGAAGATGAATCAGAGTTGTGATGAGTGCAGATCAATGGAGATTTACTACAAGCTAACCCATCAAGACTGCGAATCATTTATCAATCTTTACAACCTCCAACGTCATTATCCTGAATACATCGCTAAGTTCTGGGTGTGGATGGCTGAGACTTTGAAGGTTGAAATCCATATCGCCAAAAGAGTAATCACTTTAATTGAGGAGGATAAATAATGGGAATTACAACAAAATACCTAGAGGATGTAAAAAGGGCTATGCTTACTATCGGGATAGATATAACACTAACAGAGGTTCATTCTACAATACTATTCCATGAAAGAATGAAAACAACTGGAGATAGCTTTTCTATTAAGGATGCTATTGATATACATTATGAGCTTAAAGATTATGGCTGGGGAGAATTGGCATTTAAAGAATCAAAATAATGAGAGTACCATTCAACAACTTCTTTCGTAAGATCATGGGTAAAAAGGAAACCTTAGATCAGAAGGTAAACAAACCAGCAGAGCAAGTCAAACTTGAAAAGCTGGTCAGGAAACCACCTAAAAAGAATCGCCCTATTCCTTACACCTTCAATGATGCTCAATCAAAAGTCAGACGGCAAAGAAACATCAAAGCCAGGATTCAGAAAAACTCAAGGAGGACAAACAGATGAACTTTAGAGAATACTACCAAAACCTAGAAGCCAAAGAGTGTAGAAAGTTAAGGGATCGGATAATCAAAGAGTGTGATATATCGCCATTCAGTTTTTACCCGAAATTAGTTGGCAAGCTCCAATGGACTAAACTTGAGAAAGAACAAATCGTAAGGATCACAAAAATCAGTATAACAAAATTATTCTAACATGGAAACAAGGAAAATCTATCAAAGTCTGATGAACATCAATAAGGAAATAACCTTTATTGGTAAGAATCAGAAAAACCAATCACAGAACTTTAAATTTAGGGGGATAGATGATATTCTCAACGAGTTGCATAGATTATTCTCTAAGCACAAAGTTCTTGTCATCCCTAAAGTTACCAACCTAACGAGAGAAGAAAGAACCACCGCTAAAGGAACTGTACTATTTTACACACACCTTACGGTTGACTTTCATTTCACCGCTCTGGATGGCTCTGACATCGTCTGTACGATCATTGGAGAGTCGATGGATAGTGGAGACAAGGGAACTAACAAGTGCCTGTCAATCGCTTTAAAATACGCTTTACTTCAGATGTTTCTAATCCCCACCGAAGAACAGAAAGACCCTGACTCTGAAACCCACGAAGTGAAAGCTAAAGTACTATCTGATATTGGGTTTTCAAAAGCCTTAAAGAGACTCTCTGAAGGTGAGATTGAGATCATTGAGAAGCTGGAATCAGCCTACACTTTATCTGATGCTCAACGCAAGGCAGTAGCCGAAGCAACAAACCCGTTGAAGATCGAGAAAGTAAAAGTAAAAGTTAACGTACCAAAGGAAGGGCAATTAGTATGACCGAGCAACGCACAGCAGAATGGTTTCAATCCCGTTATGGGAAGTTCACAGGCTCACAGATCAGTAAGCTAATGAAGTCGGGTCGCAAGAAAGATCAGGTGTTTTCTGATACCGCAATGACTTACATCTATGATGTGATAGCTGAAATCCTAACTAACGGAAAGAGTGCCGAAGCCAAAGAGTTTACATCGAAAGCAACCGACTGGGGCAACGACCACGAGGATGAAGCCAGAGAAGTATATCAGCAATTCACGGGGGACATAGTAGATGACGTTGGATTTGTTCAATTAGGCGATCACTTCGGTGCATCTCCTGATGGCTTAGTAGGCAAGGACGGAGTACTCGAAATAAAATGCCCATTTAATACTTCAAACCACGTTAAACATTTACTAGCTGAAACCCCTGAAGATTTACCTCAAGAGTATTATTACCAGATGATGGCTGAACTCCTGGCAACGGGTCGCAAGTGGGTGGACTTTGTTTCTTACGATCCCAGATGTGATGAGAGAACTTGCTTGAAGGTTATGAGAATCGAAAGGGATGAAGAAGTGATGGAAGCTTTAAGAGAGAGAATACAATTAGCAACTGAATTATTAACTAACATAATTGAAAAATGGAACTAATCAACATCAAAATCAACGTGCAGAAGATCATCAAAGAGAATCTGTACAAAGGTGAAAAAGGCACATATTTAGATTGTGTATTAATCCCGACACCTCAATCAAAGTTCGGCAAGGATTACGCAGTAGTTCAAAAGACCCCACAGGGAGAGGATACTATCTTTCTAGGAGATGCCACTATTTACGAAACCAAAAAAGAGCAAACCGATGAGCCAGAAGAAGAATCCGATCTCCCTTTCTGATGTAGAGAAAGCCTACGCAGAACCCATTAACCCAGAGAATCCCTTTGAGCGTCTTGCTATTCTAATGAGATACAGCATCCAGGAGATGAACAAGTTCGGTGATCGGGTAGAAGTGATGGATTTAGAGATGATAGTAGACAGAAGCTCAAGACAACAGGATGAGATAATGTATAGCTGGTTCGAGTGTCCTAGATGCGAGGAAGTAAACGTTCCTTTAAGAGCTAACTATTGTCCTGATTGTGGACAGAAATTGAAATGGTAACCAAATGCAAACAGATATATTTAATTCAGCAAGATTTAACGGATCAGATTACATCCCAGAAGTCGATGATAAAAGACTCAGAGGTCAGATCAAAAGAGTATGGGAATGTATGAAGGACGAAAGGTGGAGAACCTTAAATCAAATCTCTATAATAACAGGAGATCCAGAAGCATCTATTTCGGCTCAATTACGTCATCTAAGGAAGGCTAGGTTTGGGGGTCATATTATCCTCAAGCGGAACATGGGAGATCGGGAGAAGGGCTTATTTGAATACCAACTTGTAATAAACAACCAGCCAGCCATGAAAGAACAACAGACATATCCTATTGTGTGGCAAAGAATTAAGGATGGTGATTATTGGGATGCAAGTTGTAATAATCATTTGATAGCTGATATGTGTAAAATAAATATTCAAGACAAACCCTTTAAATGTAATTGTATATTCAAACCACATAAAATTGAAGCAGATACATTTGAAGAAGCCAAGACAGCCGTTGAACAAGCATTTCATTCCTTTATACGGGATGTAACAAAACAAGGAGGTGACAAATGACATTAAGAGAACAGTATGAAAAAGAGAATCCCGAAAAACAACTTGTTGCAGTTTGCCATCATGTAGCTGCATTTACAGATGAGTATGTCGAATGGCTTGAATCAAAGCTACTGGATGTGATGCCATGTCCACCTGATTGGAAGGGGTGTGATAGTTGTAAATATGTTTTGATAGAAATACGAAGTCACGGAGAATTAAGATGTCAAAGATTCGACATATTTATGACACATCAATTAGTTGACGAAACAACCTCTTGCATCCACCATTCAGAAAGAAAGGAGGAGGGATGAGCATAAAGCGATTTAAGTGTTGGCTATTCGGACATAGGATAAACACCTACCTAATAGAACATACAAATCAAAAGGAATGTACCCGATGTGGGGAAATATTAACGGTGTGGTCTATCTATACTGTTGATGATTATTTAGAACAAACAAAAGGAGTAAAAATGGAGAAAGAGTTTAACATGACCTGTTTAGTTACAGGCAAAAAAGACAATCTAAGAATGCACGCCATGCGTAATGACAATGGAGATATGATAGGGTGGGTATTCTTACATGAAGATACACAAATAGAAGACCTGAATGCCAATGTAGAGTGGGAGTTTAAATCACAATGTCCAGAATAAAAAGGAGGATGGATGACCTATAAAGAATATACAGAAGGAATGGACATGAAACAATTCCAAAGAGTTGCCGAAATAAGTTATTATAATAGCAACTATTATATAGGATTAACTCCTTATGATTTATTATATGGTCTGTCAGATGATGATAATACAACGGAATGGTATTTGATTAAAAATCTGAAACTGACTTATTTAGGTGAATCTTATTGTCGTGAAGATGAAAAATTACATAGATATGAAACACCATGTACTTAAAGAAAGGAAGCCATGAAAGAACAACAGACATATCCTATTGAGTGGGAGAAGAATAGAGTTGCTTACTGTAATAATAATTTTATAGGTATGGTTATCTATGAGCTTACGTATTGGTTTGCAAAAAACATACATGGAGACCCCATTAATGGTAAACACTCGTATAGGGGTGATTTTAAAACAGAAGAACTAGCAATGTCAGCCGTTGAGGATGCTTTCCGTTCCTTTATTCGGGATGTGATGCCATGTCCACCTGATAAGGGCGTGGCTAACTTAATTCGTAAGATTGAGATACATATTGAAACAACAAAAGAGTGTATTGAGAACTGCAATATCAAGGGTTATGTAAAAGAAGTATTAGATCAAGAAATTGATTTATATGGAATAATTATTGCACATCTCAATCAAGGTAACCAATGTCCACCTGTGCTGACAGATGATAATATAAAAGATAAAGCTACTGCATTTGCAGATTGGCTCTCTGATAATGGCTATTGGAAACATTGTGACGAAGAGGAGTGGTACTATCAACTTGATAAAGGAGAGGTGAAATTGGATGAGCTTTGAGATAGATATCTTTCAGAGAAGATGGCAGAAAAAGTAATTCAAATGAAGAAACCAATAAGAAGAAAGGATGAGGGATGAAAATAAACAATGTAAAACCTTATATATGTATAACCTTTAAACCCAATTATTATGACAAAATTTAGAGAAGAATTAATCAATTCGTTGAACATTCACAGCATGGAAAATGGCAGCGACACACCTGATTTTATCCTTGCACAGTTTTTGCTTGGGTCACTTGAAATCTTTGATAAGGCAGTAGTACGGAGAGAGAAATGGTATGGTAGAATAGAACAGCCAGTAGAAACTTCAAAAAAAGATAATCTGAAGATGGGAACCCCACCTATTATTACAAGCCAAGTTGCTCAATGGCCGCCAGAAGGGATGCCTTTGGATGCTCCATGCCCACCAAAAAGTAAGGAATAATGGAATTAAAAGAGAAACTTGAAGGAATAGCCAGAATGACTAATGATATGGGGATTATCAATCCGCACGATGCCAAACTCCTACTGGAAGCAATAGCTGATGTAGAGAAGATGAGAGAGGAGATTGAAAACACAATAAAAGGACTGCAAAGTAAACATGATGTCTTTTTAGGTACTAAGGGAGAATCGCATAGACAATCATTTAAACATGGATTGAGTTGGGCGATTGAATCAATTAGAATGATATTAGACCAACCAGACAGCCCACCACAAGATAAGTTTGGTGATTGTAGTAAGCTGGAAGAGGCATATCGGAAGATAAGACAAGAGGTATCGGAATCACCCTATAACGCAGACCCTCACCATAAAAGATAACGTATGAAAAACATAATCATCTACACCAACAGAAGCACTTTCATAGCCAGAGATATTGAGATGCTGAAATCAGATGAGTGGTATTTCGATAACAAAAAGACATGGATTTTGATGAGTTTCTGGCAACAGATAATACACTTCGCATGGACTAGATACGATAATTATATCATCTGGTTCGGGGATTACCACGCTTTGATCCCAGTTTTATTCTCCAGGTTATTCAAACGGAAGTCATTTATCGTTGTCGCTGGGTTCGATGCAATGAGTATTCCTGAAATTAACTACGGGATATTCTACAAGAAAGGACTCCGACAATGGATGGTTAAGAAGGCTTATAAATTATGCACAAAGATTCTTCCTGTGGATAGCTCATTGATGTACGGCTTTAACGAGTATAACCACCAACCAACAGGACTGTTACACTTCATGCCTAAAATCAATCCAGATAAGATCAAGGTTATCAAGCAAGGAATTGATACCAATAAGTGGAAGCCGAAGAACATATTAAGACCTTACGACTTTATCACCGTAGGGAACATAAACAACGGTCAGACTTACTACCGCAAAGGAATAGATGTATTTATGAAGATGGCACGGATGATGCCTGATAAGATATTCCTTGTCGTGGGGTACGAGCAATACACTAACCAAAACATTCACTCCTTTGGGTTCTTGCCTATCAGCCAAGTCAAGAGATTAATGAACCGCTCAAAGGTTTACTGTCAGTTCTCTCTAGCTGAAGGGATACCCAATACTTTAATCGAAGCAATGGCTATGGGGTGCGTTCCTTGCGTTACTGATGTGAATGGGATGAGTAGGATCGTTGGAGATACGGGGGTCGTTATAAGCGACAAGAAAGAGATATATCCAGGTATGTTCAAAGCGTTGGTGATGTCGAATAAAGAATCAATCGAAAGAGTCAAGATAGTAGATACGAAGGTACGGAAACAAGAATTTAAAAAGATAGGTATAGTATGATCCAAGTAACCAAAGTAAGAATCCACTACGTCAACGGAGTCGTAGTTCATAAGAGCCAACGCAAAGCCAACAGGACCTTTGCCAACGATGAGGGAGTAACGGCATACAGAGCAGAGATCAAAGCCCGATACGATGACAAAAAGACCATCAGAGGCAAGAAGTTCGACCACGTTGAAATCCTATTCGATATAAAATGTTAAATAATGTTAAATTTTAGACCACCTTTCAGGTTTCTTCTATATATTTGCTCTGGAAAAATAACACTTGACAAAAGCTAAAAAATGTTGTATCTTGTAAATAAGCTATTAAGAAACTGTATGAAAAAACAAGTAAACAAATCCCTACCTATGGTTCCTGACTACGAAAGTACTCAGGCTGGTTCCTATGCAGTACCAGATAGCAACCTACGGGTGGGGTTTTTTTGTTATGAGTAAAGATACATTTTATTTCTCGCACGATTTTAATGCGAGGTCAGACAGGAAGATGATAAATCTTCAGACGAAACACGGGATGTATGGTGTTGGAATCTATTGGTGTATTATTGAAATGCTATTTGAAGAAGCTGGATACTTGAGCCGAGATTATGATAGTATTGCGTTTGAATTACGGACTGAATACGATGGTATAAAATCCGTAGTAGAGGACTTTAATCTGTTTCAGTTCGATGATGATAACTTCTGGAGTGAAAGTTGCATTGAAAGGATGAAAAAGAGGATGGAGGTGAGTGATTCAGCCCGTGAGAACGTTAATAAACGATGGGATAAATACAGACGTAATACGTCCGTAGAACAAACGAAAGAGATTGGTAATACTATAAAGGAAAGGGAAGGAGAGAAAAAGAAAACAGAGAAGAAGAAATTTATACCCCCTGTATTGAGTGATGTTATAATATTTTTTAATGAAAATGGATACACTAAAGACCATGCCGATAAAGTATTTAAATATTATAGTGAAGCTGAATGGATAGATAGTAAAGGAAAGTCTGTAAGTAATTGGAAACAGAAAATGAGGGGTAATTGGTTTAAGGATGATGGGAAGTTGCCTTTAATTGATCCTGAAGTTTTCTATCAGAAAGAGGTTGATGGATCGGATGGTGATGAATCATATAGGAAATACACCGCTTATATATATGGTGACAATAGCCAGGGTCGGGAGTATAAAGGAATATTGTCAATCACAGAGCAGTTAACATTCAATGAATTTAAAAAGCTACGGCAACACGCTAGTAATAATAATAAGAACTTATCGAATGTCTTAGATGCTATTGAGAGTAAACACACCTACACGGATGGTGCAAAGTCGTTATACGCTATTATAAAGAAATTCATAGGATGAGCTTTACAACAAACACAAACGCTCCTGATATGCTTCTGGATATAATCGCAGAGGTAGGAAGTGTACTGGCGAGATCGAAAGACTCTGACTCAAGCAAGTTCTGGATTCGTGTATTAGGTGTGATGAAGTACTCATTTGCGTACATGAATGACTTGGGATGGATCCTACAAAAGAATGAAATCTTAGAAGCTGAGAACAGGTTTTTGAAATCATACTCCGTAGAACTTCAATCTAGGTTGGATAAATACGAGGTGATAGAAACCGAAAAGCTTAACGGATCATTTGACGAAACGGTTAAAAAAGTGGAGGCATACATTGGAAGAAAATAATATACTGCTCCCTGAGATCGTAAGCGATGATTTAGATATACGTCCTATATCGGGTTGGTTTGATGAGTGGGTGCTTGGTATTAAAGAGGAGCAGAACAAAATTAGCCTGAAGTTCCCTTTGTTAGATCACGAAATGAAGGGCAAACTCAGAGGGAAGTTAGGTGTAATCATTCACTACGGGGGTACGAAAAAGAGTTTGTTAGCTCAGAACATTGCTCATCATAATATCTTCTACAACAAATTGAGAGTGATTTATTCATCAATGGAGATGGGAGTAGTTGAATTGGGGAGTCGGTTTATTAACATCCAGGTGGACTTTAACGACCAGCAGAAACAAGCAAGTGAGGTACTGGAAGAAACCTATAAGACCGATCCAAAGTACGTCCTAGACCTCTTAAATGGAATTGTAGCTGATTCGTACAATGACAAACTTCAGATCACTCAAAACTCTGGATTGACCTGTGATGAATATAAAACCCTACTGGAGAGAGTTGAAACCAATACAGGCTCAACAGATATACTAATCGTGGATGGACTTTCAATGATGGGTGGTAAAGGAACGGAACTTGAGTTAGCGAATATGCACACCAGAGGGTTGAAAGAGTTAGCCAAAGATCGTAACATTCTAGTCCTTTGTATTGTTCACGCTTCACGGGGTGGAGATAAGCACCAAAGAGATGTATCAAAGTTCGCCAGAGGATCGGAAAAGATTATAGACAACTGCGATTTCTATATTTGCCCTTCGTTGATAATTGATGACATTGATAACTACCGAAAGGATATAGGCTATTTGAGAATGGTAAACAAAAGAGGATCTGGAAACGTGGTGGATCTGATTTACTCCTTTACTCCTAAACGACTTATGATGGATCAAACCACATACAGCCCGAAAGACTTTGACAACAAAATGAAAAACGATAATAACTTCTGATATGAAAGTAAACAAGATATACTGTGAGGATTGCTTGGATACTATGGGAAGGATGCCAGATGGATATATTGATCTTACTGTCACATCCCCACCGTATGATGGTTTGAGAGATTATAAAGGATACTCTTTTGACTTTGAGAGTATAGATAAAGAGTTATTCAGGGTAACAAAACAAGGTGGGGTGGTTGTCTGGGTTGTTGGTGATGCTACTGTGGATGGGAGTAAAACTGGAACATCATTTAAACAAGCATTGTATTTTAAAGAGATTGGATTTAATCTCCATGACACTATGATATATCAAAAAGAACCGAGATACCCAGATAATGTAAGATATTGGAATGCTATTGAGTATATGTTTATATTATCAAAAGGGACTCCCAAGTCATTTAATCAAATAAAAGATATTAAGATAAATATAAATAATTTAGGAAAGAAGGTCACCTATAAGAATAGAGGTAAAAATGGGGTCTTAAAAGAAAATAAGGTTATAACATCCAGCCCGTTTAAATCTAGGAATAATGTATGGTTATACTCAAGTGACTCATTACAAGAGGAAATAAATCATCCAGCAGTATTCCCCGTCAAGTTAGTAAAGGATCACATCTATTCATGGAGCAATGAAGGTGATTTAGTTTATGATCCATTTATGGGGAGTGGAACAACGGCAAAGGGTGCTCATCACCTGAAAAGAAACTGGATAGGTAGTGAGATAAGCCAAGAGTATGTTGATATAGCAAACAAGAGGATTGATCCATACCTAAGACAAACAACACTATTATGAAAAAACCAAACGAGATTCCGTATTCGCCTTACGCTCAGTTTCATTTAGCATTAAAAGGCTGGGATGTCTTTTATAATACCAGAAAAATGTGTAAATTTGAACTCTGGGAGCGACATCGGCATAATCGAACCCATGTTGAGCAGTTAAAGCGAAGGGAGCATCCGCAGTATTTGTTTAAGATGAATCCAGCGTATCATAACTTTTTGAGAGAACACGACCTAAAACAAAGGAAAGACTATGAAAGGCAAAAGAAATTACCGAAAGGAAAGCGATCGACTTTTCTCCTTGTTGGTTAGGCAGTCTAACGCTGACGAGGAAGGGATAGTAACCTGTTGCACTTGTGGTAAGACAGGGCATTGGAGGAAGTTTCATCTGGGTCATTTTATGCCACGCCAACATCAGGCAACTAGGTTTGACCGAATGAATACCGATGTTCAATGTGTGAAATGCAACAGTTTTAATGAAGGAGAGCAGTACGCTTATGGTAAATATCTAGATATAACCTACGGAGAAGGGACTGCTAACGATATGTATATGAGAAGCAAGGTGGCTTATCCCCGAAAGGAGATAGACTTCAAATGGCTAGTAGCAGAGTTCACGGATGAATTAACAGAGAAAGGATACCTATGCAGATGATCTCCCCCTATGTAGTTCCAGGCTTATCATTTAAGCCAATGCCAAAGCACCACCCCACGAAAAGAGGTACGTTTAAAATGGTTCGGGCGGTTTGTGCTGAGTATAATATATCCCCGATGCAGATCCACTCCGCTTCAAGACATCGACCTCACGTTATCGGTAGGCAGGTATTACAAACGATACTCAGGATGCTTACTCCAATGACCTTAGAGCAGATTGGAATGGTTGTAGGTAGGCGGGATCATGCAACGGTAGGCTACGCCATCAATCAGGTGAAAGGTCTGTATCAGGTGGATACGACGTACCGCAATAAGGTAAACAATATCTTACACAAAATAGACGCTACTCATTTGGAGGCTAAATTTATGGAGACATGAAAGAGAAATTCTTTAAAGAAGTCTTAATACCTCTGATAGAAAGAGGTGAGCAGTCGGTAGCGATGATTGAATTAGTAACCGACACCTATGGCTATGATGAAACCATCAACCAAGAGAGAACGAGAATAGTAACTCAAGAACTTATAAACCTAAAACATGATTATGAAGGACTTAATATTGACGAAATCACAACGAGATTCAAAAGAATCATCGGAGAAAACCCTGCTGTTAAACCATCGGCACATCGTAAAGTTTACCGTTGGATCAGGGCAACAGCGAAAAGTCTTCTTAGACGAGTTAATAGTCTTGGAAGAAAACGAGAAGGCGATCAAGATCAAGGGGCTTGAGACGGGGGTACATTGGCACGAGAAGGACTTCATCAATAACAGCGTGAAAGTGTTGTTTAGGATCCCGTTCAAGAAAAAGACAGTAAGAGACAGTTTGAAATTATGGTTAGTAAAACACCTGTAAGATGAAAATAAGAATCAACGATTACATCCTAGAGCAAGAGGTGGCTGGTATTGCCCAATGGAACATATACAGAGTTATCTATATAAAGGAGTCTAAGGTATTCGCCAACATAGGCAAAGAGGTCATAAATAATCTCGCTTATGCCGTTTCACTTCCAAGAGCCGTTGAGATTATATCTACTGATACGACTATCGGGATAGATGAGATAAAGACCCTAAAGGAGTATGTAGAGGATTACAATAAGATAGTAGCAGGGATCACAGATCAACTAGTAAAGCACTTATGAATCCATTTAACCACATAGAGCATATATTTTTAATCAACCTACCTGAGAGAACAGATAGACTCATGGATTCCCTTTACGAGGTGGAGAAGATAGGACTCAAACAAAGGGTGGCAGTCGTTGAAGGGTTAAAACCTGGACACATGGGATTTATTGAAGCCACATATAACATCCTTTCAGGGGTAGACCGAACCACTCTGATTTTAGGAGATGACATCAAGTTCATTAATACCCCGTTAAAGACGTTTGAGGTGGCGTACAAGGAGATCAGTCTTGAGGACTGGGATTTACTATATCTTGGTGCATCGCCTCAACAGAAGCTCCTGAAACGCTACGACAACTGGTATCTACTAAAGTACGGGCTGACATCTCACGCTATTGTATATCACAGAAGGATAATCCCTACGGTGGTTAAGATGCTAGAGTCTTTTTTAAACAAGCCCTCGAAACTAGACCACCTGCTTTTGAATTGGATACAGCCAAACTATACCTGTCTGCTAATCGACCCTATGATATGCACTCAACGTCCTAAAATACTAGATATTTAGGGCATGAAATAAAATAACACTTTACTTTGTAACGAAAAATGCTTACCTTTGTTAAATGAAAGAATCACTAGACTTAATCATCATCGCTATATATGTAACCATAGGGCTGATCTTCTTCGTGAGAGCTTTAATACGAACTTTAATAAGATGAAACCAACGAAACTAGAGAAGCTACCTAACTGGGAAGAAACCCACAAGAGGATGATGAGGTGGACATTCGACTGTCCTAACGAGGAAGATTTAAGGATGGATGAAGATAAGATCAGGGAGCAGATGGAGAAATCAGAGAACGCAAAAGTAAAGCTATGCAGATAATACCCGCAATCTTAGAGAACATCACAAGTAGGAAGGACAAAACATTCAAGCTTACATTTGGCACAAATGAATGTAGCCCAGATCAAGTCAAGGAGATTGTAAAGACCCTCAATGACTTCGTATTCCTAGCAATGAAAAAGGATAACTTCAAAACAGAGGAAGTAAAGATACTTGAGAACCTGGAAAGTGAATACGAGGACACCAGCAAGAGCCAAGCCCAACGTATCAGATCGGTTCTGTTTCTCCTCTGGAAGCAAGGCAACGGGGGATACGAAGATTTCAATATGTTTTATCAACATCACACCGAGAAGATAATAACGCATCTAAAAAACAAACTAGACCCATGATAGCTTACCATTGTCATAATTGTGCCTGTGAGATAGCAACTACTTACACCCAGATAGAAGATAGAATATATTGCCCTGTCTGTGCTTCTACGCTATTCTGCCAACCAGAAGACATAGAGAACCCTTATTTGAATCCAGACCATCATAAGGAGTGGGAGCTATTCCTGAGAGGGTTCGATGAGATACAAGCAAGGACACGGGAGCAGATACTACGAAAGTTGTTTAACATTCAAAGATAAAGACATGAGCGAACAAAAGAAATTTCCCACAATCGTATTCCTATTAGGGATCACAGTAGGGATGTTACTCTATCAGGCATTACCCGTAATTAAACAAGCAGTTATATACATACTACCATGAAAAACGAACCAGCATTCCCGTGTGAAACAATCACAGAAGATCAAAAGCCGTGGGAAGCTAACCTCCATCCAGGTATGTCCAAACGCTACTGGACTGCCGTAATGATAGCACAGGGGTACCTTAGTGGGGTAATGGGAAATAAGGAGATGAGTATAAGGGCGAATGAAGAAGCTGCCGAGGATAAGAAGAAGCTCGGTAAGCTAATAGCAGAACAATCATTTGTAATGGCTGATTACCTTATAAAACAAGAGAACGAATGAAACTATTCTTCATTACCACGACACTTGAATTAAATATAGAGCAGATTGTATCTATTGAGAGATCCGACTTTACAATAAGAGTCCGTATGTCAAATGGAGATGAGCATTGTATAAACATAGATCAGTATAGTGCTATGATAGTTGAATATGACTTATTGAGAAAATAGAAACTTTAGAAACGAATAAACTTTAAGTGTGTAAATGAAAATATCAAAGATAAAACTAAACAAAGACAACCCCAGACTGATAAAGGATGAGCGGTTCAAGAGACTTATTGACTCCATTAAGGACTTCCCTAAGATGATGTCGCTCCGTCCCATCGTAATAGATGCAGAAGGTACGATACTAGGCGGTAATATGCGATATAAGGCACTCAAAGAGTTAGGATATAAAGACATCCCAGATGACTGGGTGAAGCAAGCACAGGAGCTTACAGACGATGAGCGTGAAAGGTTCATAATAGAAGACAACGTTCCTTTTGGTGATTGGGATTGGACTATACTAGAAAGCGAATGGGATCAAGATAAACTCATAGAGTGGGGCCTGGAGCTTCCTGACGATTGGGGAAGTGAACCAGAAGAAGGATTAACGGATGATGATGCTATCCCAGATGAGGTAGATCCGATATGTAAACTTGGAGACCTGTGGCAACTCGGAGATCATAGGTTGCTCTGTGGCGATAGCACAAAGGCCGAAGATGTTGAAAGACTAATGGACGGGGAGAAGGCGGATATGGTGTTTACAAGTCCTCCATATAATGCAGGAAAGACGCCAACAGAATTAAAGGCTGGTAAAAAATCGAAGTATCTAAACGACCTAGATAATAAAAGCAGTACAGAATATCTTTCACTATTAGAGTCATCAACTCTTATAGCTTTAGAATATTGTCAATATGTGTTTGTAAATGTACAGAGTTTATCTGGTAATAAATTATCATTAATTGACTTTCTTTATGATATGAAGTCGAAATACGCAGAGACTATTATCTGGGATAAGCAAACAGCACAACCGGCTATGGCTGAGAATGTTCTAAACTCTCAGTATGAGTACATACATTGTTTTAGCCAAAAGTCAAACCGCCATATTGGCACAAGGTATTTCAGGGGAACACTATCTAATGTAATAAATATCAGCAAACAGTCAGAGAATAAGATAAAAGAGCATAATGCTATATTCCCAACTAGCCTTGCATTGCACTTTGTAGAAAATTTTAGCGACTCATCAATATATGATCCGTTTATTGGGTCAGGCACAACCCTAATTGCTTGCGAAAAACTATCTCGCAAATGCTACGGCATGGAACTTGATCCACACTACTGTGATGTGATAATAAAACGATGGGAAGACTTCACAGGAAATAAGGCAGTTAAACAAAAATAAAACAATAATAGAAATGGGAAGACCAGGAGGAGCACCAGAGAACTTGAAGCCATGCAAGAAAGGTGAAACGAATAACCCAAATGGCAGACCGAAAGGAAGACGCAATATGTCTACTATTCTAAAGGAGATGTTGTGTGAGAAGATAGATGTTATCATTGACGGGAAGAAGGTAAAGAGGGAGTTCCAGGATGTCATTATAAGGAAGCTGCTAAAGAAGGCAAACGATGGGGATATAAAAGCCATCATAGAGATATTCGACAGGATGGAAGGAAAATCCAAGCAGTCAATGGAAGTAATTATGCCCGAAAGGCAGATAATAGAAACCAGCGAACCCCTATTTGATGATCCAGAATACAACAGCAGTCGACAAGATAAAGACCCTGACTAAAAAGAAGCGGGTTGTTCAGGGCGGGACATCAGCAGGGAAGACGATAGCTATTCTAGTTTGGCTTATATCGTATGCAGCTAAGTATCCCCGTAAGGAAATATCAGTCATCTCAGAAACTATCCCGCATCTTCGCAGAGGAGCATTAAAGGACTTCCTGAAGATTATGGCTGAAACAAAGCAATTCAAAACAAGCAGCTATAACAAGTCGTTAATGAAGTATATCTTTGCGAATGGATCATACATTGAGTTCTTTTCAGCAGACCAGGAAGGTAGATTAACAGGAGCAAGGCGGGATGTTTTATACATCAATGAAGCCAACAACGTTAACTGGCAAGCGTATCATCAGTTAGCGATAAGAACCAACGAGATTATCTGGATAGACTTCAACCCTGTTAGTGAGTTCTGGGTCCATACGGAGCTTCAGAGAGACGAAGATACCGAAACCCTTATACTCACCTACCTTGATAACGAAGTGCTGAACGATAGCATCAAACACGATATAGAACAAGCAAGGGAGAAGGCAAAGGACTCAAGTTACTGGGCGAACTGGTGGATGGTTTACGGATTAGGGATGGTCGGAAAGATCGAAGGACTGATCTACACAGACTGGCACCAGATCAACGATGCAGAGTTTCCCTTCAATGATACTCAGTTCTTTGCAATAGACTGGGGTTTCTCTAATTCTCCTACCGTGATGATAAGGATCGTATTCAAGAAGGATTGTGTCTATGTCCATCAGGAAATCTACCAGACAGGATTGAGTAACGCTGTACTGATTAACATGATAAAGAGTCTAGGAGTTAGAAGGGAATTGATAATAGCTGATAGCGAAAACCCAAAGGATATATCTGAACTGGCAGACAACGGTCTGAATGTAAAAGGCTCAATCAAGTTTCCAGGATATGTAAATAAAGCCATTGAGAACCTACAAGCGAAGAAGATATATGTAACCAAGTCAAGTACAAACCTGATAAAGGAACTGAGAAGCTATACCTGGATGTACGATAAAAAGAAAAACGAATACATCAACACCCCTGTAAAGGAACACGATCACGCTTTAGATGCGATGAAAGACGCTTGTTATATACTAGGACATTCGATACGAAAGATTAAACAACACAACTGATGAAAGGATACACCACTAAGGACTGCTATCTCGTAAAGGTTTTATGATGATAATAAAGAAAGGAAAAACCATGAAAAAGAAGGATATGAAAGTAGTTTGGAAAAGAGAAGAAGATTCGTTTTATAGGTATGACAACATTGCATGGTATGGTAAATACCGTATTGGGTTTATACAGAACCGTTCAGGTGGATTCGGCTGGTTCGCATTAGGCATGGAGTTCTATGAAGACACGGATACTATTGAGAACGCAAGGAAGAATATAGAGGAGTACTTCCATGAATTTAGAGTGTATATAGCAAAAGGAGATACCAAATGAAAAAGAAAGACATGTTTCTCGTCAGCATCGCAGTCTTATTCTCACCTATGATCTTCACCGTTCTATTCTTGTGGTGGCTCGGACTATGTATATTCACATTACTAGGATATATATTTAAACCTTTAAAGCGAAAGATATGACATTAAAAGCAACACCATTACAGACTGAAGCAGAACTTCTAGAATCAAAAACACCTAATCATAAGGCAAATAGTCAAGAGCTTATCGACCTTGCTTTCTATTTAGAGGGAATGTATAAGGGTCAGGGTAATCTGTTACCATTAGGGACAATACATCTTGAAAACCTTTGGGCTGTTATTAAGGTAATGCAAGAGAAGGAAAGATGCTGAAACCTTTGAAAGACATGAGGGGATGACCTCTGTCAAATAAAAGCCGTAAGCAGGGGCAGGGGTAACTCCCTGCTTTTTTGTTTCTATGTAGGAACAAAACACCGCATTTTGTTTCTATCTGTAAACATTAGCCTTTATTTTCAGGATTAAAATGTAAACACAGGACTGCTCTAAAATCTCACAACCCTTTCATACTTAATCGAATATAAAATAACACTTTACAAGCAAGGCGATATTAGTTATATTTAAGTCAAACCTTAAACATATTTGATATGAGCTTAACTTGCACTTGCCCCACAGCGACATCTATTAGCAACATTACCGCTATCACTTGTCCAGAGAATGTCGGTCAGATCCAGAAGATGGTATTTGCCCGAAGCATTGACATAGCAGACGTTGCCACTGCCATCCTGGCTTTAACGTGGACTAACTTGTTTGCTGCTGCCGATGACACTCACGCTGTACCTACCCCGTTGATTGATAACCCCGTTATTGAATTTGGAGCGATCATCACAGTAGGATCAGGAAACGAAGTTAGAAACGGCATCCCGAAGGTAGTTGGATCAGAGCCAACTAAGTTCTCCTTTACCTTACGTACATTCCCAGTAGCTACGATAAGGAGTATGAAAGAACTGATGTGTGAGCCTGACCTTGAGGTTATCTTTGTAAATGAAGATGGCTACTTGATTCACACGGTAGACGCTGCAACAGGGATACTTGTTGAAGGATTCCCAGTTAGTGAGTACTGGATCTCTGATAAGAAGATTGGCGGATTCAACGCACTTGATGAACACATGATGGAGTTCTCAATGCCTGAGAATTGGAGCGACTATCTTACTATCACAGACCCCACAGCGAACTTCAACCCTTTAACCGATTGGTAATGGCTAAGAAGAAAATTCTGATGAGGGGTTCTGTAAGCGGTACAGAGCAGATGGTAGATTTGCAATATGCCCAGAGAATCCTTCAATGGCAAGAGAGCCACCCGAAGAATGAGGTTTGGGAACTCGTTGGAGATGAATACATATTTGACACTGGGACAAATGAACTTAAGCGAAACACAAATAAGCGATCTACTTCAGAACCCACAACATAAGAGGGAGCTAGAAGCATCAGAGCTACACCATAGGAGGCTGTCGTTTCATTCAGATGTTATACTGAAGAAGCTTCATGCCTCTCGGTATGTAGATACGTTCTTTATGTGGATCTCAGAGTTACTGCCAGAAGATAAGAAGAACCGTGTAGAGTCAATGATGAGCTATCCATTAGCAACTAACGAGCTTACGAAGGATATATTCATGGCTCTTGAAAGGGTTTGGTACGCTAAGGACTACGTTGAAAAGTATGTGTTTGCTTCGGATGAGTACGAGAGTGATTTCACCTTGTATCTAAAGAGCTTAAACACTAAGCACCTGTGGCAAGTGGAATCCTGGTCAGCTTTAAAGACCTCAATAGATTCGGTTGTTGTGGTAGACCTTCCAGAGATTCAGCTAACAGACAGACCAGAGCCGTACTTTTACTTCATCCAACCGAGTGAGATCATTGATATGAAGGTTGATGAGGTGAACGACATGGAGTACATCATCTTCAAGCATAAGGACTCTGAAGGTAATATAGTCTTGTTAGTTTATGATTCGATCTCCATGCGAAAGTATGAATACGAAGACCGAAAGAAAGGTGCTTTGTTGGCAGATGTTCAACATGGATTAGGATACTGTCCCGCTAGGATGTTCTGGAGTGATAAGCTACAAGATGGAAACTACATCAACAAGCGAAGCCCTATCACAGACTCGTTAGGGGATTTAGACTGGCTGCTGTTCTTTAAGACCTCAAAGAAGCTCTTAGATATGCACGCTGCCTATCCTATCTACATCACTTATGAGATAGAGCAAGACAATGAGAGTGAAGATAAGCCCACGTGGTGGGAAGGTCAGGAGAAGGCAACAACACACAAGGGTAAAGGTTTAATGGGGGCTGGATCGTTTATGACAGTACCGCCTCCGCTAACGGGTCAGGCTGATATGATGGCAAACCCTGTCCAGGTAGTACCAGCAGAGATCGAAGCGTGCCAGTACTCGGTTGAAGAAACCACTCGCTTAGAGTTAGACATATACACCTCAAGCGTGGGTGCAAGTGGGGAGTTGCTAGAGAATGAAGCTGTAAACGAAAAGCAAGTCGAAGCAGCATTTAAGAGTAGGGAAGAAGTGCTGATGAATATCGCAAGGAACTACCAGCAGATCATGTGCTGGACTTACTCCACATTGGCAAGGTTAAGATATGACATCTTCTTTACCGAATGTTTAGTAGACTTCGGTGAGGACTTCTACCTAGAGACTGCCGAAGCGTTAATGGAAGCTTATTCCAACGCAAAGGAGAAGGGGGTTAATAGTTTAATCCTTGACACTATGAATGAGAAGATCAACGATGTAGCCTTTAAGCATAGAAAGAAAGACAGAGAGAGGGCAGAGATATACAAACATTTAGATCCGTTCCCTGAATTAACAACTCAGGAGGTAATGGAGATGAAGGATGTTCTCGACCCGATTGACATTAGAATAAAGATCAACCTATTGAAATACATAAGAATGTTTGAGCTTCAGTTTGGTGATATGATTGACTTCATCCCAAACAACTTTGAGCAGAAGATTACCAATATAAACCTAAAAATTCAAGAGTATGCAATGCAACAAAAATCCGAATTACAGCCTCAAGGAGACAGAGCTTGATTCGTACCATTTACTATTGACGTTTAAAATTCATAGGGCAAAGGAGAAGGTCTATGAGGAACAAAAGAGAAAAGTGATTGTAAGCAAGAAGGACTTTCAGCAGATGAGAAAGCCAGAATCACAATCGGCTTGTGGATGGACTGAGTTAGTAATCCTTCACGATCCAACGATTAAGCCAGTACCCATCGAAACAGATGATCTGGCATTGAAACCAGGTAAACCATTAAAGAAAACAAAATGAAAAAGCTAATTCTTATTTTAATCATGCTCCCATTCTTTGGGTTAGCTCAATCGGGAGCAAGACTGCACTATGACCAGTTAGTGACAGCAGACACCATAACAGCGGATACAGGTTACATATTAACCACTTCGGCTGATTATACGTATTTCCTGAATATGTCATGGGCTAGTACGACAACTTCTACAACTACTGTAACCTTGCAGACAACGGGAAACAACGGATCAAGCTGGATCGCTGCTCCTGGATTCTCTGCCATAACTTTAAACTCGGTATCGGGCGAGACGGCATGGCAAGGGGCTTATATGCCAGGATATAAATACAGGATGTATGTAGATGTAACGGCAACCGAAACGATAATCGTTAACGCATGGTACACCTTAAAAGTAAGACCACGGTGAAGAAACTAATCACAATCGCAATAATGCTCCTCTCAGTAGGGGTATTTGCACAGACAGGAGTAGTACAAGTTGAAGCAGATCCGATTGTGCGATTAACTCCTATGACCGTACCCTTCTCTTTAGAGGGAACTATTTACTATGATGCAGCTACTAACATGGTGAAGTACTACAACGGCTCTGCATGGGTATCGTTTGGGGTTGGTGGTGCTTCGATGGATGTTGGGACGGCTGAGGGTCAAATGACATATTGGGATCATGCTACACAAACATGGAAGCCATCAAGCGAGACTAATTTGAAGTGGGATGCTGCTACAAGTATATTGTTAGCTAATCAATTAAGTGTACCTGGAACAGGATCGCATTTCTATGATGCTGCTGCGAGTGCAAGTGTAGGGTTGGTTACTTTAAGCACAGACGGAACGCAACAGCTAGTTCTCAACGACCTAGATGCTGGCGATGCTCAAGAGCCATTCTGGTATTTTCAGAGTGCTAACAACGCATCAAAGGGAATCCTTTACATAGGCTATGCAGACCGATCCTCTGGTACGACAATGACTGGAGCAACCGATGTGATGATCGCAGACGCTTCATCATTAACTTTAGGATCAACACTTGGAACAGGCACACAAGCCTTATATGCGGGGGCAACAACTGTCTCAACTCTAAATACCGGGCAAGGTGCAAATGAGCTATATGACATGGATCAGAATGTATTAACCACTTCAGATGTAACATTTGGAACGCTAACGGTAACGACAACACTAAATACCGGGTCAATTACAACTTCAGGAGATGTTACATTTCAAAGCGGTAATGTAATATCAAATGCAAGTGCCGATGACCTAACCTTTACGGGAAGATTCGGCTCTGATTATTATCAGTCTTTAACGGATATTGCCACAATGGACAGGCAGCATATCATATCGGGTACCGGGAAAATGACAGGCGATGATCCATTTAATTCTAAGGATCAGATGCAAGGGGGGTTCTTTGGCATTCAACTAGGAGAAGGACTTGCAAAAACCGAAGTAAGGACATTAGTTGGAAGTGAAAGTAAGGCAACACTAGATAGAGATATGAGTAATGCTGCTTCATTTGTAGTCGGATCTTTCGATAAGGTAAGTATAAGAAAAACCACAGTATTTGCAGGGACGGCAATAGCAAATAAAACATTACTTGGAAGAGATAATACAGCAACTATCGCACAAGGATATAACTATTATGCTGAGAAATCGGCAGCGGGATTTACAGCTTCTTCAATTTTAGGAACGGCTGCTAATACATGGGATTATGGATTTGATTTAAGTGGTGCCACTTTTAATACTGCTGAGATTAGAGGTAGTAATGGCGAAACTATTGATAACATCACTGATGGTAAATGGAACTTCGGTACAGCAAATCTAGGTATTACTGGAATCATCACCGCAACAGGAGGTACATCTACCGAGTGGAATACTGCGTATGATAATAGTATAGCATCTGCTTCATTTGGGACGGGGACTGGGATTGTTACATTAACACAGACTGATGCTGGAACTGTAACAGTAACCATTGATGACAGGTATTTTGTGATGGCAGACAGTAACACCAACGCCAACGCAGCCACAAAGAAATATACTGATGACCTTCATGCTCTCCAATTCATAAAATCAGATAGTAACACGAATGCAAACGCTACGACTAAAAAGTATGTAGACGATCTTCACGCTCTCCAGTATATAATGTCCGACTCAAATACAAACGCTAATGCTACCACAAAGAAGTACGTGGACGATGCAATAAGTGGGGTTGGCTCTTCCCTCTGGACCGATGACGGGTCATCTACTTACCTGACAATAGACAGTGAACCGCTGGAATTAAGAAAGACAGGATTCGCTCACGGCATGACCGCACTCGGAAGTACTGATATGTATGGCAGGTTAAAGATTGGGGATGGTACTCACGGAGGAGTTACGATGTACGGGATAACAGATTACGCAAGCGATCATGGTATATCATTCAGGGCGGTAACAACCCAGGCAACACCTACGATAGCTCCTATGAATTTCTCAGTAGGGGATAAGTCAGCAACAACATGGGGTCCTTTAGGTGCTGGAAAATTAGGGTTTGAATGGAAGAACAGTTCATTAGGATTGATGAGCCTGAACACCTCTGCATATTTGAGCTTCGGTGGAGAGTCACCATATCATCAAATATCTGTTTATGATGCAAATTCGGCAATGTGCTTAACAGACTCAGATATTAATACCAAAATATCAAGTGCCTCGGAAGCGCAGGATACTAATGCTGTATATATACTCACTAATGACGTAACCCCAGAGATAGGAATATCAGGTGGTGATGGAGATAACTGGGGGATGACAATAGATACCGATGACGGGGCGGTGTTTGAGAACGCCACAACGTACAACTTCGATGCGCCTGTGATTGCCACACGCATACAGCTTATCGCAGGGGACACGACAGGAGTAGGAAGTACGGCAGCGATAGGCACTATCGTTTACAAAACATCAGATGCTCACTTCTACGGACTGAAGGGCGGGACACCGCCAACCTGGGTGCAACTTGAAAATTAAATAGCCTATAAATAGGAGATTACATATATCAACAACTTAAATTAAAAACAAATGAAAAAAGCAATGATCATCGTAGTAGGTTTGCTGATGGCTGTAATGTCCTACTCGCAGAACAATGCTGCCTGGTATTCGGCAGCTTACGACACACTCACGGGAGCTGATACAGCATCAATGCAGTATCCTCAACCGATTCTAACGCCTTACGGCTATGCTATTCAACACGCATCAGTAAAGATTGCTGGTACAGGAGCTTCAACTGTAAGTTACATTCAAGGGTCTTTAGACGGATCTAATTGGGTGGACTTAGATACAATCCAAACGATAGCGAATGCCTCTGGATATGCGACAGTAACAAGCGTAACTGGGCTTCTGTATCCTTATCTAAGGGTCTATGCCTTGCAAACAGGAACGGCTGAAACAACTAAGCAAAAGACTTACTTCCAGATTTATCCTGAAGTTGAGTTGTTTTATTTCCCAGCACCAGAAGTCTATACCGTAATAGATGCTGAAACCTTAACCAATACGGATACCTACTCTGGAGTCTATCCTAGATCGCTTAACGGGGTCTATGCGTATTCTTACCAGATTACGGATGCTGAAACATCAGGGACAGCAACAAGCACGGTAACGGTTCAAACATCTAACGACAACACGAACTGGACTACCTTACAAACTTATACTCTCACAACCGATACAACGATATTAGGGCAGAGTGTAACTGGTGATCTGGGTAAGTATATGAGAATCTATGTATCACAGGCTGGAACGGGAGTACAAGTTATCAATGGCTATGTGAAACTTTACTTGAGGAAATTTTAATCTAATTATAAACTAATACCAGGAGACGGTATGAAAAAAGAACAAGTAATAGAATTATTTGAAAAGAACCCTGAAGCGGATCTCGTGGTGAGAACTGCCGATGAAGAAGCGACCTTCCTCGCTAATTTCAAGGAGCAAGAAATCGAAAAAGGAATCAAACCATTGATCGGGGATTTACATTCTCGTTATGAAGCAGACTTTGAGGGTATCGTAGGCACTAAGAAACCTGACGGAATGAAGGGTTACAAATGGATCAAAGATGAAGCCACGAAGCTCAAGACTGCATCAGATGAACTCTCATCAACTAAGGAGAAACTTGTTGAACTTGAGGTTAAACTCAAAGACGGCAAGATAGACGAAGTAGCAAAGGAAAAGATAACTGATTTGCAAGGAGAAGTGAAACGGTTGGAGAAGCTACATAAGACCTCTAAGGCTGATTGGGAAGAAGGAGTAAAGAAGGAACGTACAGAGTTTAAGAAGACACGGATCAAATCAGAACTGAATCATTCTATGGTAGGTTTTAAATTCCTACCTAAAGAGATCATCAATGACGAAGTCCGTGAGCCTTTCGTTAATAAAGTATTGGAGGACTTGGTTTCGATAGCCGACTTCAATGATGACGGGAAGTTAGTCTTTAAGAACACAGAAGGAGAGGTGATGCGTGGCACAGATGCCGCAGTTGTCACTCCGTTAGAGCTTTTACAATCTAAATTGAAACCTATTCTTGACAATGGCAAACAACAGCCAGGATTAGGAACGAAGGGAGAAGGTAAAGGCAAAGACGATACCCCTGTAACTGTCGAAGTTCCATCTACCGTGAACACCCCGCTTAAATTAACAACGTACTTGCGTACAAACTTCCCTGATATGAAACCTCAATCGGATGAATATAAGGCTGTGTTTGCGAAGTACACTAAAGAAATGCAGTAAGGTTAGGCGAAGCCCCTGTCAACTATGAACCTTTAATCTAATAATAAAATGGCTTATTTAGCAGCAACAGTATTGGACTCCTACAGAGCGAAATACGCAGACCAATCAATGGACTATTACGAACATCGTCCATCAGTTTATGGGGCTTTGGATGCTTACATGAAAGACACTCCTAACCTCGTTAATGCAGCCGAGCTTGAGAAAGCAAAGATGGCTGAAGATCATGCGGTAACTATACCTGTGATTAACAAAAAGACCTTTACAACTACTACAACTAGAAGCTGTACTGGTCTGACTAACTCTAATGTTTCCGCTTATGTTACCCCGACTTGGGCAACTAAGGCAGTAGGATTCCACATGGTTCCTTCTCAGTACGGAGATAACTACATTAAGTATCAAGATGACTTTAATAAGAAGATTTGGGATATGCAGTTGCATCTCCTGGCAGAGCTTGACACTTTAGCCTATACCGATTTGAACACCGACAAAGCAGCCGTCAACAATGCAGAGGACAATCCTTATGCAGTTGCTTCTGACACGATGGTAGTTCCTTTCGCAGACCGTGAGCAGTTCTTCAATGAGCTGGAGGCTATTATGACCACGAATGATCTTTATGGTGGTTATAACATCGTAGGCTCACCAAGAGTGAATACCTTAGTACGTCATCTTTCTAATCAAGGATCGGCAAACGCTGAGAATTACTCTTATGAGTTCATGGGATATTCATTCCATTATAGCAATCGGGTAACCGTAGCTGCTGGAGACTTTGCAACAGTATTCGCAATGCCTACTGGCTCTTTAGGTTTCCTCACATGGATTGATCCTGACTCAAGGATGGGCAACACATCAACCGCTGGAAAAGAGTGGTCGACCATCTTCCTTCCTTTACTTGGGATCGAAGTAGGCTTACTCTATCAAAGCACTTGCGGTGATAATTCTACCGAAGCTGGAAACGGCTTTGAAGCTTCAATGATTGAAAACTTCAACTTCAGTTTTGATTATTCATTTATCGGAGCCTATAATAGTGACTCGACAACACTTCCTGGCACTATCTACAAAGCAGGTCTTTCAAAGACTTGATCCTAACTGGGCATCCCCTTCGGGGGGGTGTCCTTTTATTTTAAGTGTTAAGGACAATAAGCACTCATAAGTAAGCATTTTTCACAAGTTATAAGTATCTTTCACAGATGATGTACGATGTAACCAAAATCCAGACCGCTTTCGCCAACCTAGTAGGGTGGAGAACCCCAAGCAATCCAGACTATCCTAGTCTGACATCGGCAACGACTACGACAGATTCAGGGCTGTACTTCCAAGATCAGTACCCGTTCTTGTCGATAGAGAACATGGATGCCATCTGCGAGGACTTTGACAATATGGGAATAGCTGCATACGCTGGTGGTACGACTTACGGAGCTGGTGATAAGGTAATCTCTAGTGGAACGGCTTACATCTCACTAGCAGCAGCAAACACAGGTAAAACACCCGCTTCTAACCCTACGTGGTGGAGGTCATTACTGGAGCAGTACCTATTGGACACAAACAAGCAAGTGGGGGTCATGGCTATTGAAGCTGTGTTAAGCAAAAAGAAACTAACTAAATCGACTAAAGCACTATGGGATCAGGTGATGATCTTTGAGGGTGCTGGGTCTATGAGTTCAACAGTTATCAACGAAGGTAGATTCGTAGGATTGAAGGTAACCCCTGGTAAGTTCAACGGGATAGCAGTTAAATTAAACTATCTAGGCTTGCAGTTTACCCAGAATCAAACCGATCTAACTATCTACGTCTTTCATTCTTCACAGATAGACCCTGTTTATACTCAGAACGTAAGCACCACTAAAACGGCTAAAGCGTTTCAATGGGTAGCCCTTACAGATACCATGTTATACTACTCGGATATAGACCAAACTACGGTAGCTAATCAGGTAGACTCTGGTGGATCTTATTTCATCGGCTACTATGAAGATGACATTACAGGACAAGCAATCGAAAAGCAATGGGACTACACTAAAAGCCCTTGCGAGAATTGTAATCAAGACGTATATAACAAGTACTCCTATAATATATACAACAAGTTCGCAAAAGTAGAACCGATCTCTGTTGAGGCAGCAAGTTTAAACGGACACCTGATGTGGGACATCGAAGATACTTCATATCCTCAAGTGGGCAACTTTGGATTGAATCTTAATATCTCCGTGCTGTGTGACATAACAGATATTTTAGTTACCGAAAAGGAACGCTTTACGCAGCTTGTAATGAAGTTCATGGCGGTGTTTGTCGCAAGGAAGATAATGTACTCGAATAGGGTAAATAGAATCTCGGAGACGCTGAAGAAAGATATGGCTTTCGAGCTAAAGGGAGTAATAGACACCAACTTCTACGGCTTGGAAACTGAGTTAAAGAGAGAGATAGATGCAGTTGATTTTGATATGAGTGAATTTAACTCTCCTTGTTTCAGACAGACGAACAACAAAAGCATTAGGATGAGTTCGATATAATTTTCCACTAAGAGAGTGAAAAGAGTAAATAATTTCTACTATGATCGAGGAACTAGAAGCGATGCAAAAGAGGATAGAGGTAGCAATCAAAGAGTTGCCAAACATCCTTAATGCCTCTCTCAAGGAAGTGGAATCTGAGATCATTCAGATGAACGTAGATCAGCAATTAAGAGGGAAAGATGCAAAAAACAAAAAGATCGGAAGGTACGCTAAAAGCACAAAGAAGTCCAGAAGACGCAAAGGATTACAAATCTCCTTCGTTGACCTGGAGGATACTAAGAACTACCACAGTAATTTTACTATCGCATACTTGGAGGATCGTATCGAACTGGCTTCTCCGAATACAACGTACTCTGTTTTCTTAGATAATATGTATGATGACCTGTTTGGATTAACAAAGGCAAATAAAAAGATACTCCAGAAGTTAGTATCTCCGATTGCATCAAAGAAGTTAGATCCACTATTTAGAAAAGTAAGATCAGTAATATGAGCCAAAAGAATCCCTCACCGACATTAGCCTTTACAGTAGGCACGGAAACCAACCTAAATAGGGCTATAAAGGGCATTGTAACGGCTTTAAATGATAATATCACCTTACCTATTACCTTCTATGGTCAAGTGCAGCACAGGGTAGATTCTGACGAGAGGGTTTATCCAGGCATTTATCAGACCAATACTAAAGATTGGATCGACCTTTTAGCTAACGATCAATGGAATGGCTACGGATTTATTGATGTAGATGACCCGATTCAGTACACGGCTCCTGACGCGGAGGAAGCTATCTCCCGTTGGAGGTATTCATTCATCAAGCAGAACATCGCTCTGGTGGTTTACGGGGACATTCAGAAGCTATTATTCGACAATAGTGATTCATCAGTAGACTGGAGATACACCCTTCAAACGGTAAAGGATGAGATAGTGGAGATTCTAAGCAGAAAGATTCCTGGAGTGAAAGGTTTTTTTAACTTACAAAATGTTTATAGTCAGAAGGTTGAGGACTTGTTTAAAACCTACACGATAAAAGATCAGGGAGAATATGTATATTTGCCAAAGTTCGGTTTTCGTTTTGAGGGTGAACTTCAAGTAACAGAGCAATGCACATACGTAGCACCACCATCAGTTTAGCAGCAGTTTTAATTGTAAAGAATGAATCTAAGGTAATCGAAAGATGCCTTAAAAGTATCCAAGATGCGGATGAGATTATCGTTCTGGATACGGGTTCAGTAGATTCCACCCCCGATATATGTATAAAGAATAAAGCTATTGTTTACTATGACAAGTGGCGGGATGACTTTGCTGAAGCAAGGAATAAGGCTATCAGTTATTGTACATCTGATTGGATATTCACTATTGATGCAGATGAATATGTAACTTCTGGTACTATTGATTTCATTAAAGAATATATCAAGAAGCACAAAGGAGATGTTTACACCTGTCACACCAGGACAGAAGAAGCGTTAGCAGTACAAGCGAGGGTGTACAAGAACGACCTTACTAGAATCTACTGGAAAGGTGCTGCTCACAATTACATCAACAGACAAGCAGACGGACATATCAATGTAGAAATAACCTCAACTAACGAAGGCTGGTCGTTTAACAACGATAGGGATAGGGGTATCAGAATCCTAAAGAAGTTCCTTAAAGACAACCCTAACGCACCGAGAGAGCTTTACTATTTAGGAAAGGAGTACATATCTAGATGTAAATACGAATTAGCTATCTTCTACTTTAGTGAGGTGTGTGATTCATACCCGAACCCTGAAACCAGAGCAGATATACATCTATCAATGGCGAAGTGTTACATTCATCTAAAGAGGATGAGAAAGGCTATCAACCATCTCCACGAGGCTTTGAAGATTGACCCTGATATAATGGAGTGCTATCGCTTGTTACATCGGTTAACAAAAAAAGGAATCTATGGAAAGCTTTCCCAAGTATGTAATTGAGATTGCACCCTTGTTTCTAGTGTTCTGCTTTTGTATGCTAGTATGGACAGGATGTTTCATTTGGTTAATAAACAAGAATAAGAAATGAAGGTTAAACACATAGTGCTTAATGATTACAGAAGGATGCGGTATTGGTTATCTGAATACTATTCTGGTTATGATAGCCTAGATAAAGATGAAATTCTGGAGCTTATAAAGAAATTAGATTACAAATTAAGGGAAGCTGATAAAGGAATAAGTACACATTCATATCCGAATGGTCAATATACTGGGATGCTAGAGCATTTCAAGGCAAATGTACTTAACTCTATTAGGCGGCACATGAAAAGAAAGGATACCATTATATGTCCATCATGCCAACAAGAGAACTGCATAAATAACAAATCATGTATAAACTGTTATTTTGATTTCAATGGAAACGATTAAGAAAGGCTCTAAGTCTGTAACCCTGTACGATGATCCTGAATGCCTCCCAGCGGATAACTATTACAGGTTTAATAAGTACCTACTTCTAGAAGGCTCAATCGGGAGTTCTTTAAATGACTTCGCAGAGAAACACCTTAATGCTTTATTTGTCCTGATTGAGAACGAGAAGAAACAGGAAGCCATTACTCAAGTCAATAATCTAAGGCAGTTGTTCCACATGACCGCAAACGAGATCAATGTTAGTCAGTTAGCTTTCGCCTGTCTGGTTCATTCAATCAACGGGGTAAGAATAGAAGACTACTCCGAATCGGGGTTAAAGTGGATTGTCAATGAGATAGGTAAAATTGGGATAACCCAAAAGGAGTTAAAAAAAAAACATCTGAAGTATCAGCTCACATTGTAACTCAAATTTCTATTCTATATCCTGACGTTTATAACAACGCTGGAGAGAAAGTCCACCAAGCCCACCTCAAGAAACACATTTACCTTCTTACACAATCGGTTATTGATGACATTGACCGCACGGATGAGATCAAGAAGTCAGAGAAGTACTTTATATCTCAACTGAAGCCTAAAGAGTTCATGGGGGATGCTTCGGTAGAGCTTAAAATAGAGCGGGACTTCGAGAAGCTTTGCATAATTTTAGAAAAACACTCCACTAGAGAGATCAAGAAACTAACAGTTAAAGAGTTCTATGCTTTGTTGCACTATATTAAGGAAAATAAAAACACCTAAACCCCTTTACTTTTACTCTGAAATTGTTTATATTACATAAATACCTTTTTTATGCCCCCGATTTTCCATTCAGATATAGCAGAAGTAGAGAAGTTACAAGCTGAACTTTTAAAGCTATCCAAGATTCTCAAGCAGAATGCAAAGGATGAGATTAAACTTGCAACTGCTATCCAGAAGAAAACCAAAGCCACACGGGAAGAATTACAAGCTGCTGAAGAATTAGCTGCACGGCACAAGAAGACTACCGCTGCAATGAAGCAGACTAAGGATGCTATTGAGCGTCTAGCCCAAGAGAAGAAGGAGATGAACCGTGAGGGTGCTGCAAGGGCAAAGCAGATGGATCGGGAAATCTTCAAAGAGAAAGAGCTTCGTAAGGCATTGAACATGGAGGTCAAATCTATACAGGATTTGATGACCAAGACTAACGCTATGGTTGCAGCCCGTAAGCGGTTAGATTTATCAACAGACAAAGGGAGAAGGGCAGAGAAGGCATATGCCAAACAGATAGCAGCAAATACTACCAAGCTAAAGAGATACGATGCCCTGATCGGAAGGCATCAAAGGAATGTAGGGAATTACACAAAGACATTAGGAGGGTTAAAGGCTGGATACATAGCTGTGATGGCTGCTACTGTTGGTGCTATTGCTGGACTCAGAAGGTGGATTAATCTACACGCTGAGTTGTCAGATGCAATGGCTGATGTAAGAAAGACCACAGGATTAACGTGGAAAGAAGTACATAAACTAAACAAGGAACTATTAAAGATAAACACCAGAACTTCACAGAAGGAGCTTTTGGACTTATCTTTTGTTGCTGGTAAATTAGGTATCGAAGGCTCTGAGAATATATTAGGGTTTGTTCGTGCAGCCGATCAGATTGGGGTTGCATTAGGAAGGGAATTAGGAGATGTAGAAGAAGCCACAAGGGTAATCGGGAAGCTTACTGAGCTATTTGACCTGAAGGATGAGTTCGGGCTAGAGGAGTCAATGATTAAGATCGGCTCTGCTATCAACTCATTGGGGATGGCATCAACTGCATCTGAAGGATTCTTAGTGGAGTTCACCAAACGATTAGGTGGTATTGCTTCTCAGGCTAAGATAAGTGTATTTGATGTATTAGGACTTGGCTCTGCTTTGGATCAGTTAGGACAGACATCAGAGGTTTCTTCTACCGCTCTTTCACAGGTTATCGTTAAGTTGTTTCAGAATACCAGCAAGTTTGCAAAGATCGCTGGACTTGAAGTTGAGTCATTCTCAAGGCTCCTTCAGACCGATGCTAACGCAGCCATAGTCCAATTTGTTACAGCACTAGGAGATAACAATAAAGGGATGATGGCAATGGCGAAAGCCTTTGATCAAATGGGATTAGACGGGAAAAGAACTATCGGAGTCCTTTCCGCTTTAGCTACAAACATTGACGTAGTAACAGAAGCACAGGAATTATCTAACGCAGAAGGAATAAAGGCGACATCAATAGCAAATGAATTTGCCATTAAGAATGACACCCTTGCCGCCTCAATGGAAAGGACTACTAAGGCATGGACTTCGTTCATACAAAGCGAGGGAGTTGAAAAGTTCCTAAAGAATTTATATGATGCCGCAACGGTTATACTAGGAGGTGCAGGGGCAGAGATAATAAAGCTACAAAAGGAACTTAAAGACAATGCAAGCTCAATAGCGATAATAGAGGAGAACAACCTTTGGCTTCAGGGTCAAAACTTAGCAGCTCTGAAGGATAGGAATGCTGAGATCAAAGAAGAGCTACGGATAGTAAAGGAGATCGCAGAAGAAAGAAAGTTATCTGCTGAACGGTTTGCATTTCCGCTTGGTGGTAAAAAAGATTTCCTCCCATTAGGATTAGAAGAAGGTGGAGGAAGACCAGTACCTGGTCCTGTTGCTCCAGGTAAGGTAGGTGATAAGATAGTTTTTGAGGTAAGTGAAGAAGAAAAAAAGAGGATAGCTAAGCTATTAGCTGAAAGAAAGAAAGCGGATGAGGAATATTATAAGTTCAAAAAGGATTTAGGGTTATTTACTATCCGTGAACTTTATGAAGCTGATGTAAAAGCGATAACTGAATCTAAGGAATTTGCTTTATTAACGGATGATGAGAAGCAACAGGCACTCTTAAACAATAAGATGGAGTGGACTGAAAAGGCTATCAATCAAGAGAAGGCTTTAATAAAACGAATGACTGGGCTGGGGACTAGTGCTGCATTTCCAGGACTACCAAAGAAGCTAGATAAGGTTGGTGAAGATACTACGGTTGCTACTGAGATTCTAGGAGTTGAAGCAGACCCAGAGAATATATTTGATACCGAGAAGTGGAAGAATACCTTTACTACAATGGCTGGTTATGCTCAGTTGTTTGGTAGTGCCGTTACGGATGTTCTGGATATGGTTTCCCAAGCGAACAAACAGAAACTAGAGGAGGAGATGTTTGGGGTTCAGCAGAGGTATTCATTTGAATCCGAGCAACTAGATAAGCAGTTAAAGAATAAGACAATATCTCAGGCTGAATTTGATGCTAAGAAGTTAAAGCTCGATAAGAAACTAAAAGCTGATGAAGATAAGTTAAGGAAAGAGTTTGCCAAGAAAGAGCAACAGACCGCTATTATTAAAGCCGTCATCAATACAGCCGTAGGGGTTACTGGGTCGTTGGCTCAAGGTGGTATATTAGGAATCATATTAGCAGCTATTACATTAGCTCTAGGCATCGCAGAGATAGCTACAATATCATCTCAGAAGTTCGCAAAGGGGGGACACCAGGAGTTAGGTAAGAAAGGAAAGACATTAACTGGCAAGCGTCACGATCAGGGTGGAGTTGATTTAGGTGAGGTTGGAACGGCTGAAGCTGGAGAGTATATGGGGATTCTTTCAAGGCAAGCCACAAGCAAGTATTCAGATATTCTCCCTACGGTGTTTGATTCTTTGAATGATCGTAGCTTTGAAAATGTATTTGCTATGAGTCCTATGGTTATCAAAGAATCCAAATATCAAAAGAAGATGTATCAGGAAATGACCAAAGAGAAAACCCAGAATGAAACAACGGTAACGGACACGATGATTATAACCAGAAATGGTAACCATATCAGCAAAGTATATTTATGATCTGTCATAATAAAATATATGTCCATGAGATAAGCTTCGATGCTGGTTCTAATTACACAGAAGTCCAGTTAGCGAAGTTTGTGAAGTTCCTTTGGAAGCGTAACATAAAAAAGAAGTACTATCAAATCACCTCAAGCAAGTGGAAGATAATACGCTCTCATGCTGCTGGTGTTTATGATATTCTAAAAGATTACATTGATGACCCTGATTCTGTCTTGGCTCAGATCAAAGTTAGAACATGGCTGATGGAATTTGATGGGGTAACTCCTAAACGGGTCTACTTTGAGGGGTTGGTTAAATTATCAGATATTGATGTTGATGCAGACGGAGAAGCGATTGAATTAAGCCCTAACGCAGATGATCTTTATTTGTGGTATGAATCCTTCAAGTCGGTTAAATACAACCCTCAGACTATCCTAACGATCAATACAGAGGTAACCTACGAGGGTACAGGAACGAAAAGAGTGATGTTTAATGACGCTATCAAGCCCAATGGATTTGCTCTTTGTGCTGTGACTTTAGATGATTGGCAAGATGGAAGGAACTATATAATAACGGACTATGCTTATGATGACGGATCTGCGGTAGGATCAGAAACTAATACTTGGGGATGGTGTAAAAATAACGCTGGGAAATATTACAGATGTAAGTCTGTTCATACGGCTGCTCCAGGAAATGAGCCGCCAATAGGGGGTAACGCTGAATGGGATGAGGTTACGCCTCCTCCTGATTCTTATACGCAGTATATATCAGAAGTCCCGTTCGATGACTACTCTGACGGTAATGGGATATACGACACAGATTACCCAGTAGTATCAGCAACAGTAAGCGGGTCCACAAACTGCGATGATGGTGATTTTTACCTAGAGGGGTGTTCATCAGCAACCGAAGTCCAGACAGTAGCCACTCATGCTCGTAAACTAATAGACTTCTCAGGATCAGATGGGATATTGAATAAAATGTTAACCGAAGCGGGGCAGACGCTTACCTTAGTATCGAAGTTCTTTTCAGAAGCTACAAACCCCGCAAGTGAAATAGCTAACAAGTTGCTGAATTTAATCATCTGCACAAATGATGCTATCATCTACGGGGATAACACTTCAGATGAGAATGATGGGTTAAGCTTGGAGAATATATTTACCATCTTTAGAGAGGCGTTTAATTGTTATTGGTACATTTCAGGAACGGATCTTATTATAGAGCATTTAAGGTTCTTTGAGAACGGATACACTTATGCCGCAGGATCAGCAGCGGTAGGGGTTAATCTAACTTTAGGTACTTACCCAGCTAAGATAAACAACACGAAAGACCCTTATGAGAATAACAACTTGAATAAGTACTCTTATGGATCAATCAAGTTCCCTGAAAGAGAAGTTTTCAAGTTCGCTACTACATTAGGCACGGATGGTTATTTGGAATACACATCTAAAATTGTAGAAGTAGGCAAAGAAGATGAACATAACGCTCAGATTGTTTCAACAGATATTGAGATGGTTGTTAAATTCCCTACTCAGGTAGAAGATAACGGGTGGGCATTGATGGCTTGTGATCCTTCTAACGTAATTTGGAGGCGTGACTCATATAAAGATGGCTACACTCCAGACGGTACGGTTGGCGATCTCTATACAGATGTAGTAAACGGAGAACTTTACTGGGATAACTTAATTACTGATTGGTGGAGATACGGCTGTGCGTTGACTAATATCAAGATAAATGGGACTCCATCGACTGCTTTGAGTTTGGAGAGAGGAAAGAAGCAAGAAAAAGTAAAGTTTCAACGAAAGTCAGATATAGATGAAACAGAACTAATTGAAACACACATGGGAGAAGGAGAGATAGCCCAGATGGAAGTTGATACAGAGTCCGATTGGATAACCGTTTCACTTTTATATCCAACAGTAACACCATGAAGAACCTAAATACAATAGTACCCTTTTACGATGCTGTAAGTGAGCAGTATAGATACAGGGATGACCAGCAGATCACTCGTAAGCAGTTAAGGTTGGTGTGTTCTACTTTAAGACTTCTGCCGTTTACTATCCGTAGGGCTACATCCACTGGAGTGGTTGCTAATATACTGTTTAGAATTTATAGGGTATCAGATGGAACTTTGGTAAAGACTGCAACCCCAGCTACTCACTTGACTATCACAACGGGATCGACTTATGATTATATAAACTATGTAGCTAATGCAGACTTCGCTACTGCATTGCCTTATGGGGAATACTACGTAAGGATCACAGACGAGTTCCCGACTCCTGATGTAGACTATTACTCAGATGTGTTTATGGTTGTTAGTGCAGTAACGGATTACATAAAAGTGGAGTTCTGGGATGATGAGCAATTAAATAACATTCCTGCTTCGTTTCATCAGTATTTATATATTGATAACTCATACAAGACACCAGACTATATAAGAGAAGAAGAAGGGGAGAAGATAGACGGGATCATGTTAAAGCAAAAGCAGACCACTCAGAAGGTGTTGAATTTATATAACTTACTTACTCCTGAATATATGCTTGATTCGTTGATGACTTTACCGATGATAGACAACGTGAACGTAACGGATCTGCTTGCAGACTGCATGACACCTTTAGAGGTTCGGTTAAAAGATCCAGAATGGTTTTCAGATTTAGGGGGAGCGTATGCAAAATTAGACATCCAATTTGTAGAGTGGATTGTCATCAAAAAGGGAGGATACAAAGAAGTGAATTGTAACTGTGGAAATGCAAGTAACTCAATCATCAATGCTGGTGATGAGGTCTTGACAGGAATGGTAAACAAATCGGTAATATATACAACCCCATTTGTAGGTATTAATTACGGCTTAACGGTCAGGTGTTATGACGACAACGGAAACTGGGTGGCTTACAATGTAACATCTCACACCACTTCTAATTTCGCCATAACAGCTTTAGAGGATGCAACAATAGACTGGATTGCAATAGAAGAATAAAACTATATAACATGAAAAAGATACTATTATTTTTATTTATTTTCCTGAGCCTTTCAGGGTTTTCACAATGGAACATCAAGGTGGATACTGTTGATCTTTATAGGGGTGGTGAATTATACTACCAGAGATCAGCTACGGACACGGTATTCTTAAATGCAGATACTATCCTATTAGGGGATGCTGGATTGTGGCAGCACGTAACCGAGCATGATGGTACTTATCTTGAGTCTTTAACCGCTGATGATTCCTTGTTAATTGACGGGATTATCAAGTACAAAGGGATTAAGCAAAACGCTAATCGGGGGCTGAAGTTTGTAATGTGGAGACCCGCTGACTCCGTTATGTATTTGTCGGTTTACGATTTAGACTCATTAGGAACGATTATAACGGATTCGCTAATGATAACGGACATAATTTCAACTACTCTTGTAGATTCATTAATGGTGTTAGTTATAGAGTACGGAGATTCGCTCGTCCAGTTTATAAGTACTGAGGATTTACAGGACTCTATTTTTGCGGATTACACAACCATGCTAACTGACAGAACGGATGAATGGGTGCGGAATGATTCTATTAAGATAGATACAACCGTTACGAGAGTTTACGGGGCTGGGATTAACGTAGTAACAGGATCGCATCCAAATATAACGGTTACAGCAACGGAGGTAGATGGCTCAATTACAAACGAAGGTGATATAAGTGTAACGGCTGGTGGTGCTAATACTTCTGTATTACACTCTAATACTTCTGGATCAACGGATGTAACGCTTTCGGGTAGTACATATTTAAACGTAACAGAAGCGGGTAATACGGTTACTTTCACACCGACAGGATTACAGCCTACAATCACCCCAGCTAACGTAACCGCTGGCTCAAATAAAATAACGCTAGGTGGCACTCCAACTGGTGCCGCCTTGCAGGCATTTTCTATTGATGTGGATGAAACAAAGATCAACCATGACAACTTACTGAACTATGTGGGTGGGCAGCATTACCTACAACCTGACATTGATACAGTTAATGATGACATTACGGGGATGTTAAAAGCTACTTCAGGAGTATTGGCTCAGGCAGTAGCTGGTGTTGACTACCCTGCTGCGCTTTGGGATACCACAGGAGGCACCCCTACATTACGAACATTGCACCATGTCGATAATGGGAACATAATGGCTGCACAATTTGGGGTGGCTTTATATATCGACAGGGATACGGAGTACAGCCCGTTGGCAGCACCACCTAATGCGCTTTATGTCGGTGGCTATTCTGAATTTGATTCTGCCGTTGTTATGAAAAATATGGATACATTGGTAACGGTGCCGACCTTTGCATTGACCTTGTCTGCAACCGGAGATACTGTTCTAAAATATCCCTGGCCGGAAGGTGAGGTGGTTGAGGATAGTGTGCAATGGCGGCTGGATGCGACAACGGGTCGGATATTCCCAAAGAGCGACAAATCTATTGAATTGGTTAACACTACATCTGCTTCAACAGGGGTGATTTATAAAGAAGGGGAGTCGTTCATTCATAATTTCGCAAACACCACACCGATTGGACACAATGTTTTTATCGGTGAGGGTGCCGGGAACTTTACAATGGATGGAACCACAAACCAAGCGAGTAATAATACGATTGTTGGAACTGATGCTTTTAACGGCAATACGACAGGGGCGAGTAATATGGGAATTGGGTGGCAAGTATTAAAACTTAATACAACCGGATCGTGGAATTCCGCAATCGGAACTCAATCTATGATTGTAAATACAACCGGGTACGGTAATACGGCAAATGGAGTATCTGCATTAAGGTCAAACACAATTGGGTTTTATAATTTAGGTTTAGGGTACGCTTCTTTATATAGCAACACGACAGGATGGGGCAATATTGGAATTGGAGCAGCTACCGGATGGAATAACACCACCGGCACAGGTAATATATTTATCGGAGACTCTGCTGGATATAATGCATCGCAGAAGGTGGATGCAGTAAATTCAATGGCACTGGGTTCATATACCTATACAACCGCCTCAAATCAGTTTGTTTATGGGAATAGCAGTGTTACTCGCCATGAGTTTAACGGTGGTTCAGTCTTTGCACCGGATTTGGCAGTTGCAACAGGCGATACTTCCGTTGGCTTTAATCCATTGACCGGGGAGTTTTATGCAAAAGAGGATGTTGCACTGGTTACACCGGCCAACGTAACAGTCGGTTCGACCAAAATTACACTAGCAGGCACTCCAACCGGTGCTGCATTGCAAGCGTTTTCCATTGATGTAGATGAAACAAAGATCAACCATGACAATCTATTGAATTGGGTCGCCGGCAAGCACTTTTTGCGTTCCGAAATAGATAGTGTAGATAAAGATATTCCATATACGTCAACATTGGAAAAAATGGTAATGATTGACACGGTAACAGGAATAATTTACCGCCGATCACGGATACCCGTAGCGGTTGGCGATTCAATCGGAGAGATGTTATATTGGGATGGTGATAGTTGGGAACCGGCATACGGAAAGCACTTAATATGGGACCCGACACCGGGGAGCATGGGTATAAATTCATACACACCCAATGCAAGGCTGGAAGTGATTGGAGAGGATGAAGAAACGGCAATTATTGGCATATCCTCTGGCGATAATTCCATTGGCGGTTACTTTGAGATTACAGGGGTTCCCGGTGATGGAACCGGATATGCAGTTTACGCTCACGGAGAGGAAGATGGAGGCGGTGCTTACGGAGTATGGGCGCAATCTGATTCAAGTGCTGGTATCGCTTTGTATGCCACAAGTCAAGACGGTACCGCCTTATCTGTTGCTGGTCGGGCGAACTTTTCGGATTACATTGAATTTGACCAAGCGGCTGCACCATCACCGACAACAGATAGATTGTACAATGTTTCGGGTGATCTGTTTTGGAACGGCACAGAGGTAGGTGCTGCCACAAGTGGAAACATTGCAGATGGTGATACCACAAATGAAATGGCAGTGTGGAATGAAACGGCTGGAGAGTATCAGGCCACAAACTACAACGGCTTAAACTTTGACCCTGCCACTAAATCCCTCTACGAAAACAGTAAGAAAGTAATCAACCACCAAGAGATCAACAACACGGTAGCAGATGGCAAGGGTATGTGGCTCGATGGGACTAACGATAATATTTCGTTAGGAACGGATACGGAACTTGATTTGGGAACGGGAGATGGCAGCTATTTTGTAAGATTCAAGAATACGGGAAATGATGCAGATTATAATTTCATCTTTGATGTGTTGGACGGTACGACTAATGACAGGCAAGAGATAATAATAGGAAATGGTGGATTGCTAAGACTATACATAAAGGAGAATAATGTTGCGAAGTATGCCGAAGGGACAACGGATGTAGGTGCAGATGGGTTGGTTCATTCAGTAGCGGGAACGATTGATAGAAGTAGTGCGACAGGGTTAAAGATTTACCTTGACGGAAAAGAGGAGACATACGGGACACAGGAAGACCCGACTTCACTTACAGGAAGTATTGCATCAACAGGTATTAAATATGTTGGAATTTCCCAAAATGGAACATCCTATCCATTCGCTGGATCAATCTACTCATTCAGTTATTGGAACATGGCCTTATCCGCCTCGGAGGTACTTGCGTTATCGGAGGGCGGTGCGACTCCTTATAAATATACGGGGGCGAGTAATGCGGAACTAACAAGCGGGACACTTACGATTGGGAAACAATATAGAATAGTAGACTGGATAACGAATGATGACTTTACCAATATAGGTGGTACTAATGTGGATGGCAATGAATTTACTGCTACGGGAACCACACCCACCACATGGACAAACAGTTCAGTAGTAATAAGAATAGGCGAAGTCCTATCGCTTGACCCAGCGGGGATGTCAACAGCAACGTGGTACGACCAGAGCGGTAACGGGATTGATGGAACGGTGAGTGGTGCGGTTGTAAGTAATATGCCAGAGAATACGATAGTGGGAAGATTCCTTGAAGCAATATCAGCAGAGAATACCTCCATTTATTCTATAAGTTCAAGTAATGACAAATCTGCAGCTGCCGTAATAAGAAACATTGGGACACAGAATAACTACATTCTATTAGCAGCTTATGGTTCGACACATGCTGGCACGTCATCTGGAATTACAAGGGCGGGATTGACAGAAATGTCATGGGGAAATAGTACGGGATTCTTCTTTCGTGGGATATCTAATGCACCTCTATACTTTGCTACAAATAATACGGTACGAATGACTGTTTTAGGTTCAGGCAACGTAGGCATAGGGACTGTTTCGCCGAGTCAATTATTAACAGTAGATAATGGTACAAGTATAGGCACTTACACTACGTCAGGATGGGTTCATGCTTCAGACAGTACAATGAAAGAGAAAATTAAGCCATTACGGAATACGTTAGGTAAGATACAGGCATTAAACGGCATTATGTTCGTTTGGAAAACAAAGGTTGGAACAGGAACAAATACAACCACAACAAAGAAAAAGCAGATTGGATATATTGCACAGGAAGTTGAGCCAATTATCCCAGAGGCTGTTTTATACGATTCGGTTAATGATACATATTCAATGGCATATAGTCAAGTTATTCCTGTAATTACAGAAGCGATAAAGGAGCAATACCGAATCTCCACAATCACAACAGGGGGAACAGCAACGGATACATATACGGTTAATGACACTACGGGGATACCGAGAACAGCGTTAGCAGCTACGATATATTATAACTCCCCTACTGCGATAGACTTCGTGGCAGGGTACAAGCAGATAGGGAATGGTCAATATGACGGGCAAATTATATCTATTACTAGCTTTAAAAACAACTATACGATAACGCTAGATCAGGGCGACAATGTGAAACTTGACGAGGGAGTGACGTGGGTAGGTGGCAAAGGTGATGAGATAGTACTGAAGTGGGTTGAAGAACTTTCTAATTGGTATGAGAGGAGTAGGAGCGATAACTAATGAGAAACATACTATTCATATTATTGATTTTTTTGGTTGGGTGTAGTCCTGTGCCGATAAACGTGCTGGTGAACCCTCCAACGAATGATAAGCCTCCAACGGGGTTTATTATAGCTGATAGATACGAGTTCGCTACAGAGGCTGACAGACCGCCTAATAAGGATTTAAATACTTGTGCAGTATGGGGAGTGAATCATGTCCATCGTAGGGCAGGGGGAATGTACAATCCTGACGGTAGTCCTGTCCCTGCAAATGATCCTAGAAACTACTTTGAGAGCAACGCTGAACAGGCTAAATGGGTGAACGGGACGATAGCATTAGTAACTGATTTAAATAAGCACCCTGAGTCTTGTGGAGTTGTCGGCAGTTCGATTGCTACAATCAAGAACTACGATGCACCTGTATTTGTTTCAGCACGGATGAAGGTTGCTCCTAGAGGTGGTACGTATTGGACTGCGTTAGTAAGCTATAGTCCAAATGGTTGGCTTCCTGAATCGGATTTTCACGAATTTGAATGTACTGACAGTAAGGCATTTACAAGTTCAATACATAGGATAGTTGATGGCAAGCACGTAATGACCCACACTAAGAAATTTACCTTTCCCGTTGACCTGTCTGATAAATTCCATATTTATTCAGCATTGGTACTGCCAAACAGTATGACAATCTACCTTGATAACGTAGCGATATGGACAATAAACGAAGTAGGATTAAACGTAGAACCTATTTACTTTATGATAGAAAATCAAATATACAGCAATTGCGATACAACCTTAATAAACGATTCCAATAAGGCAATAATGTTTCCAACCTCCGCATACGTGGATTGGATACGAATATACAAACCATGAAGAAGCTAATCATTTTGCTGATGCTCCTGTCCACGATAGGATTCAGCCAGACGGCTTCGATACCTGAGTTACAGGCGATGCCAAAAGAAACCGTTATCATACCCGTAAATGTAGCAAATTGGGTGGAGATTGGAGCGTTGTCTATCTACATAGATTTCGACCCAACTGTGCTGAAGTTTTGTGGTTCTGAATTATCTCAACCTGATATGATGATCGGAAACCAGGGTGGCCATATAATCTTAATATGGACAGCTACTCCTTCGGTTTCAGGTGGTGGGATAGTATGGAATACATGGACATTTGACGGGACAATAGCACAGCTTTACTTCGAGGTTTACGGATCTTCTACATTAGACTTCACAAGCCAATGCGAGGTGGTGCAATTAATTCCACCTAATACGCTTAATTATATTACTGTTCAGTATACAAACGGATCTATTTATATACCCATGAGGGGATGCACACGACTAAAATAAACTACCATGATACGACTAGACATCACTACAGGAGCTACAAGCACAATCGGATCTTTCATATTAGGCATGATCCCTACATTTACCCACGAAACGAAAGATGAAATCGTGTTCTTTTTTCAGGTAGGTGCTTTTTTAATAAGTATTATCGTTGGTGTATTAACGGCAATAAATATCTGTCATAAAATAAAAGAGAGACGAAGTATTAACAAAAACAAGTAAGTTATGAGTAATTTTAAAGACACAGTTACTACCATTTGCGGAGTTGTAGCTGGTATTGCAACAGCGATTATCGGAGTACTTGCAACAGGATCAATTACATTACCAGGATGGGTATTAGTGATTGCAGTTATTCTTGAAGCGGTATCAATAGCTATTATCGGAGCTTTACAGGGTAGAAATGCAGATGGCTCACGGAAAACCCCAGCACAGATCGAAGCTCAAAAGACCGAGTAAATGAGGATACTGATTGCCGACCAGAATGCAGATCAAAGGGAACTAATTAAACGTATCTACACAGGTCATTGGATAAGGGAAGCCAAACATTCAACCGAAGTTTTAGCTAAGTGTAAAGACTTTGATTTAATCTTTACAGATGTTTGGTTTCCTGGACTCGGAGGGATGCTTTATTTGCATCAGCTCCATAAGAAAACAAAAGCTAAGATCGTATTAGTATCAACAGGAGAAAATCACGGGTGGAATGACTATATTCGCAAACCTTTTAAGAGGGATCAAATCTATGACTACATCAAATGAGTTTGTCCTACACGACTATTTAGATTCTCAGATAGGTGCAAGGAATGGCTATGAAGAACAATTCCAACCACCCGATCACATCATTGAGAACCTTAAAGAACTACACGAGAACCTAATCAAGCCGTTGATGGATTTCATGTACGGTGGAAAGTTTGTTATCTCGTCAGGTTATAGATGTCCAAGAGTAAATAAGAAGGCTGGCGGGGCTGGTCGATCCCAACACATGACAGGGATGGCTGTGGATTTAAAGTACGTTAGAGATAACCAAATGGACAACGGGGAGATCATTAATACTTTAATAATGCTGGATCTTCCTTTCGATCAATGTATAGATGAATTTAATTTATCATGGGTGCATTTGTCCTTTGACCCATCTAGAAACAGAAGGCAGTTACTTAAAATAGGATAATGAAGGTAGTAACAGATAAAGGGATTCTGGTCAGATCGTATATAGAACGATTCTCCCACACACCTAAACTTTCACTAGCCAGAAAAATCTATTCAGAGAATGCTTTACTATTTAAAGACGTTGAAGAAGCGAGGTCAATGATTCGTTATCATACGGGTAAGACGGGTAGGAGGCATTTATGTAAAGATCCATCTAGTAAGCTAATCGGAGCGTGTGAATTACCTGAAAGTATCTGCAAAGAGTACGTAAGGTATGAGATGCCAAAGGTTAACAATAAGATTCTTTGTTTATTTGATATTCACTTCCCCTTCCATGATAACAACATTCTAGAATTGGCTTTACAATATGGCAAGGATCACGGAGCTAATACTGTTCTATTGGGTGGTGATGTGGTTGATTTCTATTCTTTGAGTTGGTTTTCACACGAGCCTAACCTGTCCACCTTCCAACTGGAGAGAGAGATGTTCTGGCAGTTCTTAGATGTGATAGATCATTATATGCCTAATGCTAAAGTAATCTGGCAAGAGGGAAACCACGAGCGTAGGTACGAGAACTACCTAATGAGTAAAGCTCCAGAGATATTCGATACAGAAGAATTTAAACTTGAGTTTCTATTTAAGTGCGAAGAATTGGGGGTTACTTATGTAGGAGATAAGAGAGTAATAAAGATAGGTAAGATCAATTCAGTTCACGGGGATGAGTACGGCAACTCAATTAACACCCCTGTCAATGCTGCGAGAAACCTATTCTTAAAAGCTAAAGCCTGTGCAATAGAAGGACACTTTCACGCTACCTCAGAGCATACAGAAACGGACATAGATGGTAAGGTTATCACTTGTTGGAGTGTGGGTTGCTGTTGTGGGCTTCATCCTAAATACAGACCTTTGAACAGGTGGAATAATGGATTTGCGGAGATTGAACTTGAAAAGGATGGGAACTTTACGGTACACAATCACAGAATAGTGAAAGGGAAAATAGTATGAGCGGATTGAGTTTCATTTGGAAGGTTGTAGTTGTCATAGGATTGATTTTGATTCTAGGAACATCTACGGGATTGGTAATCCAGTCATTTGGTAGAGCCAAAGAACGTAAACTCAAAGAGGTTGCTTTATTGGAACGGGATGAATGCCGAACCGCTCCATCTACTGAAGTGATAATTCACGACTCTGTATTTATATATGATACTATCTTCATAAAATCCAAACCTATCTACCATGAGCCAGCAACACCCCCAACAGAGAGCCAAGTGGCGAAAGCTTGTTCAGCTAAATATTCAATCCCAGTTCGGTTCACAAAAGAAGGCGAAACGTGGCGTTTCCTTGCCACCTATACTATCAAAGATTGCTGGCTGGAAGATATGGAAATATCTAACGCTGTCCTACCAAAAAGAATTTCTATTCAAACCAAACAAATAGACACCTGCATCGCTAAACTCCCACAATACCGACCCGTAAACCATTGGCTACTTCAGGGAAGCGTAATAGGTAACAGTTTATCCAAGATGCCAAATGCTGATTTGATGGTTGGTTATTCTATTAAGGACTATTTCATTATCAGTTTAGGTGGGGAGTACAACACTTATCATAATGAGTTATACGCTAAACTAAGCTTCGGAATATATTTAGACCCAGTTAGAAGAAGATTAACCAGACAAGGCAAATGAGACACCTAACTAAAGAAGAATATAACGAGGTTATTAATAAGCAACTCGAACATCACAATGTGAAGATTGAGGATATAGGACACGAAGAAGGTTGGTATAATAAATACACCCAGACCGAAGCTCAACACGCAGAATGGAAAGCGTGGACAATAACCTATATAAGGAAGAAATGTCGAGTATCTAAAGTGTGGGCTGAAAGAACCTTCCCCTGGTTAGACTTAATGCACGGACTAAAAATCAAAGGATGAAGCCATGTCGTGACGAAGACCGCATCAGAAGACTTATTTCCGTTCACGAGAACCAGCAGATTGTTCTCAAATCTATGGTAGACTATCACCAAGTAAGAATTAATATGCTCACGGATTACGTTAGTGAGATCCGAAAGCCTGGATTCAAATTCAAGAATCAGAGCATTATTATGAGCGAGAAGCCGAAACCCGACCATATTGTAATCGCCAGCAACACCTACACGGGAGAATCCTATCTTTAAGCATGCCCACAAGAGGTACAACGAACGATCTATTGAAAGTAGTATCCTAGTAGGTTTGAATATTAAAGTCCGTTAGACATCGTTATTTACTATATTATAATAAGGTGGCTTGTTTATACCCAATATAAACTACATAATAAATAAGGTTTTTCGATTAGTTTAATGTACTTTTGTTTTTCAATCAAATCTAAAAAAGCTATGAAAACAATCGACAATGTCCAAGTAACAGGTGGAGCCAACGGCAACCGCCTTCAAGTAGAAATTCCTTCAGGCAT